ATTCGCGAGGTTGAGGGAATTCAAATGCGTGAGATCGGTTCTTACTCTAGTCCTAGCATGGCACCCATCAACATGAACATGGTGCCGCCCGTCACTCAGTCCGGCAGTCGCATCATTATGGCAGATGTGCCAATTCCACGCCGGATCCCAGACGCGCCGCTTGTGTGTGTCGGCGTCGGACTTGATGGGGAGCCGCCGATCACCTACGCGAACAACCAGCACAACATTGTGGGCTCACTGCTGGTCCGTGCCACCAAACACATGCCTGAAGACCCGATAGCCATAGCACGCCTCATTGGGTGGACCGCACTGAATTTCCCGCATCTCTTTCCCAAGTACAAGGAGAAGTTTGCGGACATGCGGCCGATGGACCGGAACAAATGGCTTGGCAAGTACGCCCTTGGTGAGCGGAAGCAATTGGAGGAAGCGTTCATCCGCGTGGACGCCATGACCCCTGATGAGAAGAAGTTCCTGGTTGCGGGGATGTTTGGCAAGAAGGAGAAGTCGCCATTTTCAAAGAACGAGAAACACACCAACGCACCGAGTTCAGGGCCGCCCGGCATGCTAGACCCCGCGTACATCAACGTTGATGCTTCGATGCGCTCCATAACTACGTCGTCTTATGAGTACAAGGTTGCGGTGGGACCCTGGATAGCGGCAGCCCAGGAGATCATTGCCGAGATATGGAACGAGGAGCATTATCTGACTTACAGTTGTGGGATGACGGGGGAAAAGGCAGGAGAGTGGTTTGACTTTGCGCAGCAGGACGCCCCACACTCACCGAAGGACCACTACGAGTGCATTCACCAGGAAGACGACGCATCAAAGTTCGACTCCAGCATCGGCATCATGAAGACTACTCTGGAGATGTACGTCTGGAAACAGTTCGGGGCTGACCGGTGGATGTCATGCCTGGGTGTCAGCATTCTGAGCCTAATGCTACTGCGTGTCAACGTCACCGGGAAAACCATCTGGGGGGACGTGTACAACGTGGTGGCCACCAGGAAGTCCGGGGATTACAACACGTCAGTGGGCAATACCATCATCAACGGGCTGGTGGCGGCCTACAACTGGTGCACTGCGGCAAATGTGACTCCAGCCGACCTGGCCAAAGTCAATCACGCCTCGAATGACTGGACACCGATACATGAGACTGACAACGCCGATGGAGATGACAACCCCGTCTTTGATGGCAAATCTGACGGAAAACGTGCCACTAGCGACAAGCCAAAGCGGGTGACATTCAGCATCGACCGGCAGCGTGACGCCAATGGACACCTCATCAACCCCGGATTGACCTATTTCCGGAGTATCGTACAGGGAGACGATCGCTATGATGTGCGTATGAAGCTGATTACGCACCGGCGGTGGTACCCACCTAAAGGCGGTGAGGTGATGGACGAACGTGGCCAAATTGCGTGGCAGTACGAGGAGGAAGAGTGGCAACTCCATCAGGTGCCGTTCCTCGCCATGGGTGTCCGGTCCATGAGGGGTACCCAGCTTGTCATTTACATGAAACGCCTCATCCGCAGTGCGGT